CCATCTGACATTCGTCTTTTTCTAGGAGAATTCGATCACCTTAAAACATCCTCGATCTCTAAGAAATTGTCCGTCCTAAAATCCATGTTTGGGTGGCTCGCGAACGAAGGTGTAATCTCAAAAGACGTAACCAAGCAGATCAGGCCTCCGAAAAAGGAAAAGCGAGCACCCAAGGCCTTAACCATCGAAGAGTTAGAAATGATCCGCGAGGCATGTAAAACGCCACGAGAACGCGCCCTGATCGAGGTCTATTACGCAACCGGTGCTCGATTGACTGAAGTACAACAGCTTAATCGCCAAGATATTGATTATCAAGCTATGTCCGTGCTGGTCATCGGGAAGGGAGATAAGGAGCGAACGGTTTACTTTAGCTTCAAGGCCATGTATCATTTGCAAAAATACCTAAAGAAGCGTTCCGACATCGTGGAGGCTCTTTTTGTCACAGAACGCAGGCCCTACCGGCGGCTTTCAGCCAAAGGGATCCAACGCGAGGTTAAAATCATTGCCGCTCGGTCAGAGGTCACTAAGAACGTGCATCCGCACGTATTCCGGCATACTTTCGCGACGCTCATGCTCAACAACGGTGCCGACTTGGTCGCGGTCCAGGGGTTACTCGGGCACGTGGATCCGGCTACGACCCTGATCTATTCGGTTCTGTCCGACGAAAAACGAAAACAATCACATAAGCAATACTTAGTCCAATAACGTCCTTCGGGGCGTTATTTTTATGCCTTCGTTGCTAGACATAATGCGTCAACAACCAAATATATCCATAAACCAGTGATACCAAGGGTTTAAGGGCATTTTCGATGGTTAGTATTTGATTATGCGACATAAAATTTAGCAAAAAGTATACCCTATAATTTTGATGCCTTTTGCGTGCTTGTGCTCCAAATCTTCATCATAAGTATTCTTGTAATAATCTAGTTTCTTTTCTAAGTTTTCAACAGGATTGACAATCATCTCAGGCATTTCAAACCCTGGCATTTCAATTATTAATCCTAGACTCTGCTTGGTTTTAATTGCTGTTTTAACCACGAATTCTAACTCACTCATTTTTTCCAATTCCATTTTGATAAACCGTCCTTTCTGATTTCGAAACATAAAGCAAAGACACCCCGCAGGGTACCCGTACTTTTTCTTGACAATTATTAGCGTTAACGCTAATAATATAAGTAAAAAATTGGCGGTGAATATAATGTTAAATCGCAAAGACATTGAGAACTACAAAGGTTATCCGATCTTGCAATATGATACAGAAAACGGATATCGCGTCGATTTCGGTACAAAGAGATCCAAGTTGGTTGAATCTGTAGAGGAAGCTAGAAAATTAATAGATTTTGTACCGCCAGAAAGAAATGACTGATAACCCATGAAGGCATAAAAAGGGTATTTGGTGACCCCAAAGATGAAGACACCCCATAGGGTGCCCTCATCTTTTCTTCTTGTTGGCCGCTTTCTCAGCTTCTGCTTCCCGCTCCTCCTCGATAAATTCTTCCATCTTGGCATTCACCCAGGGCGATACACGAATTCCCTTTTTACCAGCGTACTTACAAAACTCCTCATATACATCCGGATCCAAGGTGATGTTTACTGCTTGCCTCGCCACATAACCACCCCCATTGGGGTAATTATATACCAATTAGTGGGGCTTGGGTTGGTTGTCCTTGGTTATGCGCATAAGTGCGCATAATGCGTCTACTGTCTACTAAGCAACTGCACTTTCAGTCAATACCGATTCAACCATTTCCCTAAGATTATACAAATTTGGTACTTGCTCAAATGTCATTTGACCTGCCAAAATTAAAATTACATAGCTCATTACAATTCTTGAATCTTTTTTAAATACCAAAATAAACAACTCCTTCAACATTTTAATTACTTCGATTGAAGTCTTAAATAGAGAGAACACCTTGAACCACTTCCTGTAAATTGTACAAATTCGGGACATCTGCCATAGTTTTTAAACCATTCCGAATTAGTAATACGTAGTTTTTCACAATCTGCATCTCAGGAGTAAATACCATGTTACATGCCCCCTAACATAGACATCATTAAATCGATCATTTCTGCATTGGATTGAGCTTGCTCTAGACGAAGAATTTCGATGTCTGTGGGCGGGGGGATCACATGCGGTAAACTAGCTTTGTATTCAGCTAATTACTTCCCCCAATTCATTGAAAACCAAGTCATAAAATCCTGGCATAGCAAGCATTATTGTTTGCGCAATTATCGAATCATCATTGATTCTTACAGCTTGTTCGTCTTCTCTTACCTCAACATCAGGGATGTTTCCATCGGGGTAAAGAGGATTCGCCCCCATGTTATTTAGGACTGTTTTTGATACTTGATCAATAATAATTAACATTTAATTCACCCCTTTATACTAAAGCTATATAGTTGTAAGTAACTCCACTAATATTCATTCCTCCAGAGGATGTTGATACTTTCATGCCATTAGATTGAATATATGATGAAGCATTCATTCCTGCCGATGGGCTGTATATTCCAACGGATAATAGAGTCCAAAAAGAACCTGAAGTATAGACAAAGACAATTTTAGGAGTAAATCCTATGACTATATCTCGTGATGCGCTATCGTCACCGACAAAAGAACTTTGTAAAATCCTAGCTTTTTTATCCAGCTCTACTTTTGCCCCTGCTGGAGTCACGGCTAATGTTGTACTCGTTCCCGTGGTAACCTCTGCGTCTGTGGCTATTTCAATTATGCCTTTTGTCGTTGTAGATGCATCGCTAATCGTGGGCGCGACCATTGGTATCAATTGAAAATTAGTACCATCATATACGACAGGTATTATCCCGCCCGTTGGAATATCTCCTGCTACTAATGCGGTAGAAACATTCTTTTTTATTGGCGTTGCTGCTAATGCTCCTATAGCAAATGTTGATGCTCCAGTGTTAGCATTTGTAGCCTTAAACTTATAAATCTTACCTACTGTATAGGCAACAGGAGCAGGATCAAGGGCTATGGCATACGCATTTGCTGAACCTGTATCCTGCGCATAATCCGCCTGATGTTCAGCAAGGGCCTCGTTTGTGGCAGCAATAGCCACAGCATTTCCCCTAACAGTTTCAACCGTTCTCCCGACCCCTGCTAAGTTACTTATCGCATCCGCATTTCCCTTAACTGTCTCATCCGTCCACCCCCCCCCAGCGAGTGTATCCAACTCAATCTGAGTAGCATATACATTCTGGGGAATCACAGCGGTAACGCTCGTTGCATTCCCAATCGCGGCATTTACTTGAAATTGACGAGTGAATAAACCCGTTGAAATAGGTGGAATATAATCCCCGCTTGTACCAGCATTTGCATAGCCGTATAGTATCTCTCCCACGTCTGGGTCGGTTGCAAACAACCCAAGCTCACAAATATACAACTCTGCGCTTATGTCCTGGTTATCCGTTGTGCCCTTAATATATGCCATCAAATTTACTGTATCGACTTGTATATTACTTATCACTACATCAAAATCGGATTGAATTAAAGCGGTTAAATCCTGAGGATTCTGTCCAGAGGGTACTTGCCCGCTCCCTACTCCCATCTTTGTAAATACTATTGGAGTTCCAGATTGGGCTTTAGTATATAAAACTAATCCTAGGTTTGTTAAAACCATTTGCCCATAGTTTGCCATTTTGCACCTCCTTGTCTTAAGTTGGCTGCTCCATACTCACGGTAACAAAATCAGTTGTCGATGCTAGCATACCTAAATGAGGAACCTTCGCAGAGTCAGACAGACCAGCGATAGTCAAGAACACCCCTTGCGGCTTAGGGACTATATAAGAATTTGCGATTAACTGCTGAGTCGAGCTATCGATCTGGCCAGTCATCAGAGCTGTCATGCTCATGTCCTGATGATCGATAACCTGCAGGCCAAAATTAGGAAAGACATTTTCCCATAACTCATAAATCTTTTCAGTTGTACCATCCCACTGATTCTTGGAAATCTTGGCCTTGATAAGCTTTCGAAAGGTATCGTCACCCAGAACAGGACTTGAACCATCTAGGGGTTGATAGCTAACCGTTCGATTTACCCCCACGATATCCCCGAGCGTATCCAATTGAACCCCAACCGCTAGATCTTGATCGAAGTGAGTATTAAAGTTATTGGCGAGAGTAGCCGCATCGTCAAGAATACCCAAGGGCGCCGCCAACCACGCCATAAACTTTGGTTTATCCTGATGCTGGGAAGTAACCAGGTTAAGATACCGTTGTATGTCTGCCATAATTACCTCCTCCTACAAGACATTGACCGTGACATATGCCGTGTTTCCGCGTAGAGCTTCATTGAACACTGTTATGATGTCAGTAATTCCTTGAACCTCGCCATGCCTTGCAGCTGTGATTGAGGTAACGGTAAACACAGGTGCCGATAGATCCTGCACTGACAAAGCAGGGCCATAAAAGTTATTAACCGGGATATCGTTAACCCCCATGTTCATGGCATTTAAAAAGGCGGCTATTGCCGTCTTAATGTTTGCCGTCATTTGAGTTGTGTAGCCTGTTAGTTGTGTAACTGAGATTACTACGTCAATATCTACGTAACTTGGTCGATAGAATCCTATCGGGTTGATATCCCCGAACTGATCCGTAATACTTACAACTGTTGTACCGTTGGCCTTACAGCCAGGGCCCTTCTTCTTGAATATAACTTGAGCAACTTCGGAATCAGCCCCGCCTTCTACCAAGGCGGTTATGCTATTAGGTGGCAACCCGTTTAAATCCGTCGAATCAGTATCGTTTTCATACACCTTAGACCGAGTCACACCTAATACCCCCGCAATAGCCCCCTTGACACCCTCAAGTACCGTTAAACTTGGTTGAGCCGTACTGATAGCTTGGCGAGCCTTAAGTTGGGAATCTGCCTCAGTAGAAGTACCTGGAATAGCAGCCAAGGTATTCGCGGCCGATGCCCATCCGTATGTTGGTGTGGCGATAATATTTATATCTCCCGGATTAGCAGCGATGGGCCCAGGGTTTTGGCAAGTTACTGTAACGTCGACTGTTCCGCCAAAGCCGATAGTGACGGTTGATGGCATATTCCAGTAATAGTTACTTACATCTTGTATAACCCCGTTTGTGATGACTGTGCCCGGGGTCCCTGTGAGGGTTTCGACAGCCGTTGAGTATGTTGCAGGACTCCGAGCTATGCCGTTAAGTTTAATTAAACCGTCTAGGCCAGACCCGATTGCCGTCCCCGGCCCCCGACTGTCATATGCGAATTGGATTGCTTGGAGGGTATCACTTATTTTTAATGCGAATGTAGAGAGGTATTGGTAGTCTTGGGAATCGATTCCGAGGTAAATATCCTGCCCAAAGATGTTTCGGGCCTGTTGAATTTGATCCTCCAAGATATCCTGATAGGTCGGGATATGTAATCCCGTAGCATCAATGTACGGCGCGAAGTATGCCATTTAGAACGTCACCCCCGATACTGTTACGGTCTGACCAGTGTTGGTTAATACTGTGCAGTTGTCTACAGTGTATTTCCTGTTCTCATAAGAACTTTGGAAACTCTGAATCTGAGATACGCCTTGAGTACTTAATATCCGTTCCTTTATGAGTAGGTCTGTGGCAGTCAAATGCTCCGGAGTGCCAGACTGCCCTAGGATATTCTGAAACAACGGGAGCCCGTCGCTCGTATCTTCCCACCATTCACCTTGAAGGAGTAGTAGGTTTGTTTTTATGGCCTGACCGACAGCCGCCGCGTTGATAAGGAAATCCTGCATACCTTTACCTATACTGTAGTCCCCCATTGGGTCGAGTGCTCTGTATTTCATGGGCGTCCACCCCCTTAACTAGGTTCGCTCGTAGTTCCCCCGCCATAAGGAGCCACGTGAGTATGGCTACTAAAGTTTATGCCGTTAATTTTTACAGTATCAGAGACAATGTCGATTTCGTTTGGTTTTAGATCAATGAGGGATGTTCCAGTTTCAGACCTAAGTTGGGCTGAAACTGTGCTGTAGTTTGAAATTCGGCGCGGTTGACTCCATGTTCCCATGATCGCGAATCCGTCAGATAGGTCATGCCGGCGTTGCTCTGCCTGGACTTGGACGTCTCCTTGGGAAAACCATGCGTCAATGCACATATCAACAAAGACTACTAAGCACTCATCACCTTGCCGCACGGGCATTGTTAATGCGAATCCCCCGGCGCGAGGTATGACGATAGGCACGTCCAGGAGTAGGGGTAGATTAACCATGCTTACATTACCATCAACAATTATTCGTTCCTTAATCGCAGGCTGAACCGTCACTGTCTGCTCGACAGAGTCAAAGCTCTGAACTATCCCTGGCATTGCCACTCTGAGATCCGTTCCCCACTTCCTGCCTAATCTCTCGTAAAACTCGTATTCGCTTCCGATTCTCTCCCCAACTGTTAGCATGCTCTCCCACCCCTTACTGCGAAGACTGTTTCCCGTTTGCGATCATTGCCGGAAGTTTCCCTGCTTGGGTCACAGTCTCGACCTCTGTGTACCAATCGTTTCCCCTTGTATCGCCCGAATAAGTTATCTGAATCACCTTATAGATCCCATCGCTATCCAAGGCATAAACCTGCTGCCCTTGTTCGAACTGTTGAGCACGAACTAAGCTGTTATCCACGTGGACTAATGAGTCTATCTTTATCCTAGGGTTCAGGAGACACTTAATTGTTACCCCATAGTCTGCCTGAGCTGGCACCCCGATTAGTCCCGACTCTGAAGATAAGTCTAATATTTCACCCTCTGGAATATCGTCAGCCTTAACGATATTTATCTTACCACCCTCGATATAGGCTGTTGCATTTTCAGACTGTGCTATCTGGCGAATGTAATCACGGGTAAGTCCGAAGATAACCTTGCCCCTCGTAAGCTTAGAGGTAGATAAGGAATCCGATATATTACCTAGCTCCGTTGGGATTGTTGCCTTGCTGGCGCAATTCTCGACTATGGCGCGGGAATTCTGTCCTCGAACCATAGAAAAATTCAAGGTACTGTAACTCATCCACCTATCAGAATCGGCGGCAACTAGCGTAAGCGTATAAGTTGTACCATCTTCCTTATTTCTGATCGCCTGCACTACATCGCCATCGAAGATTAGGCCGTACTGACTGCCCTCATATCCCGCTTCAATTGTGACCCTGAACCCCTCTGTTATGATCGTGTTTTCAGATTGTGGGCTGAGGTTATAGATCACGATGGTTGAGAACTGAGGTTCCAACTGCATGGTTTTCACGCAGTTAAATGTACATCTGAGTTGCGACACGTCCAAGGCTTTCTCTCCGTCAAGGCTACTAACAATGACGCGGTATCGACGGCCATAGAGGATGTCTTGTGATCTCGTTGTACTGTTCGGGATTATGCCGTATTGAGTAGTAGATTGACTTAAGGTATCGGAAGACTGTGCAGACTGCGTGGAGTTAGCCGCTATGCCTGCACTACCTGTATTGTCGAAGTTTGAACCTTGATATTTATCCCAGATAGCCTTCCGTCTTGCAAAATCCGAGGCTGGTATTGCTGGGCCGACATAACGGTAGGTGAATCTTGGCCAGTCACCCTGTGCGCTGTCCCAAAACTGCTTTATGCAGTAGACTGTGGCGATCATAGAGAGTTGATCGTTGCCAAGGACTAAAGTTGTAAGTGAAGGAAGGTCTGAGGGGATTGAGATTCCAAGCTGTCGGCCTGCATATTCGAATGAGTCCATATGCCAGGATGGCCATACTTGACCGTATCCAATTGCGTTACCATTATCACCTGTTATGTTTCGGCCAAAGGTTTCCGCTTCGATAGTTGCGAGTACAATAGTAACTGAACAACTCTGTCTATTGGCCTCTTGCGTAGCTAGGGATTTCCAATCACTCATACGGTGTCACCCCAAGCAAGGAGGAAGTCGGTACCCAAATTCGTAGAATCAGGGCTATCCATAGTGCTGTTACCTGCATTAATAACCGTTGCACTCCCCAACCCAAGGTGCCGGTACTGCCCTAAGATGTCACCTGCTGGATACTTACCAGTGAGTAGGGGGATGGAGTCGAGTATCAATGCGTTACTGGCGGCATCATAGATCGACATAACCCAATAATTCGCGGCGGCGTTAAAATTGACACGGAGTTTAAGTTTTAGGTTTTTCCCATCGACAGGTATTGTGATTTTGAAGGTTTGGTCTGGGTTGGAGGTTAGTGGGATTATTTTAAAGCTCATACGGCAGCGATCCTCCTTGGTGGAAAAATAACCGCCTATGTAGCGGTTTTAGACTAAGTCATAAGGTTTTTGGCAAAAAGAATAACACCCAAAGGTGTTATTCGTGAGGCATTAGTTTGTCTGGTGGTATCAGCGTGCTTGACTATATCTAATATGGGGCCTGCTTAAGTTTACTATAAGGATCAACCGTATATTCTCTACTTGCGTATATTGTTCCCGCCCTCCTATAGACAGAGTTCAAGTTATCCTCGAATTTTTGAAACTCTTGATCAGTCATGTTCGCCTTTAGCTTACCTGTTTTGTAGGATTCATGGATATAGTCTGACGCCGCCCATACTAAATCGTAATCGCTTTTACCGTAAGTGAGGTATGTGTCCAGGTCGTATTGAAGGGAAATCATAACTTGATCTCCATATAAGTTATATTTTACAAAAGCCTGTTTCCATATATCTGGAAATTGGCTCTCTTCTCTCCATACATAATGTTCCAAGTCATCTTGGGCTATAACCAGCATAAAGTCTTTTTTCTTTTGCAATTCTTGTAAAGTCTTGACTTTATTTAATTTATCCTCAATGTCTGAATTACCTTGATTACCGTTAATACTTTTAGGATTTTTAATATCTTGGGAGGATGAAAAGCTTTGTAGATCTTCATTCATTGATAATTTGGTATCAGGAAGCATATTGCTTTGTACCTCTTGCGAAGCTTGCTGTACGCTGGATTTTAATTTTTCAGAATCAGTATCTTTACTTTTAGCAAAAGAACTATAAGCATTCCAGGATACAGAAAGGACAACGAAAAATACTAACCCCCAAAACCATTTATTCTTGTAAAAATTCATTATTTTTCCCCACCTTCTTTACTAAATATAATAACATATATTAACAAAGAAGGAGTCGTAGAATAAATAATTTAATTGGTCCGCAATACCCCATCTGCCGCCTTACCGAAGTCTCCTTCAAAGGCCTGCTTTATTAAACTCTTTTGCGTCTCGTTCGGCGTCTCCGGCTCCACCGT